CACAACTATTCTCAGGATTAGGCGGACAACAAGCAGCCATAGGTGGTCAACAGGCAGCACTAGGTAGTCAGATGGCTGGACTAGGACAACAACAAGTACAAAGAGGACAAGCACTAGGTGGCTTTGGTTCTAGCCTTATGCAAGGCGGACAACAACTAGGTGGCTTAGGTCAATTAGCTAGTGGTATGGGACAACAGTTTGGTCAGATAGGTCAAGGCATTGCAGGTCTAGGACAACAAGGACAAGGAATGCTAGGCAACCAAATAAACATGTTGAATCAACTTGGTCAGCAAGGTCAAGCAACTCAACAGGCTGCACTATCAAGACAGTTCCAAGGAGCACAACAACTTGCGAACGAGCCATTACAAAGATTGCAAACTGGTCAAGCATTACTTGCTGGATCACCAATGGGAGGAATCTCTGGTGGTACTGGTACAAGTGCTTATCAACGTGGCTCTTATCAAGATCCAAGCACCTTCTCTAAATTAGCAGGTGCAGCAGGAACTATAGGAACTATAGCTAGTATGTTTCCATCTGACTCAGAGTTAAAAACCAACATTACCAAGGTAACAGACGTTGAGCCTAACATTGGTTGGTATACATGGGATTGGAATGACAAAGCTAAAGAGCTTGGAATAGACGCAGAGCCAACAGAAGGTGTGCTAGCTCAAGAAGTATTAGAAGTTAAACCAGATGCAGTAGTGGTTAAAGATGGTTACTATGCTGTTGACTACGCTAAGGTTCTTTCATGAACGAAGGAATAATGTCAGGCATGGCTCCAATGCCTCAAAGAAATGAAGAGGAAGTTCTTAAACAAATGTTAAAAGACAGAGGTCTTTCAACAATAGAAAAAAGATTAGGAATTAGAATACCAAGAGATAAAAAAGAATCAGAAGAAGCTTTAATAAATAGAGCTTTAGGAATGACAGGAAGACCAATAAGTAAAAGAGGTGATGAATTTATTTATGGTGATGATGATGGATTAAGTTTTTATATAAATCCTGAAACCAATGGTAGAGGACTTAGATACAGTAAAAAATTTGCTGATGGTGGCATAGCTAGTTTTGCTGAGGGTGGCGATGCTGATAAAAGATTTATGAATCTTCAGAGAACTGCTGAAGATTCGGGTCCAAACTTTAGAGACTTTACTGATTTTATATTTGATCCAACCGATCCTGTTGATTATGCAATAGCAGGTCTAATGATTTTTCCTCCAGCAGCAATAGCAGCTAGGCTTATTAAATTAGGTGTTAAAGGAAATAAACTTAAAAATAAAATGAAAAAAGTTGAGGTCATGAAAGATGCTCAACGATCAATGGGTAAAAAAGCAAAAGATTTATTTACCACCAATCCAATAGACAATATGGCAGCTGCTAATGGTTTAGTTCTTGGAGGTACAAGAACAGGTAAATATGGCTTCTCAGCTGCAGGACAACTAGGAGTAAGAAATGAATTGGCTGACATGGCAACTACAAACGAAAGAAGCATATCAAGAATTGGGCCTGCTGAACTTTATAGCTATGAAGCTAGAGATCAAATTAGAGAAGATCCCTCTTTAGTTAAGAAAGGTGGCATAGGTGAATATGTTGAAATAGGATCAGATCTTTATGATATTGTAAAAGATCCTGAAGGAAGAGAAGTATTAGCTGAAGTAATAAAAGAATCTTTACCTTCTATGCCTAATGTATTTGGAACAGTCGATGATGAAATTCTTAACAGAAGAGATGGAGGCATAGCTAGTTTTAAAACAGGTGGACTTGCAAAAGGTGGTAAAACTATTTTAAAGAAGACTAAAGAGAAAATTAAATTAAAAAAAGATGGCACACCAGATAAAAGATCTCAACCTAAAACTAAAACTCCAGACAAACCTAAGTCTAGTGGTACAAAGATTAATGAGAAGGTAGCTCAAGCTAAACCTAAACAAACTCCAACACAAAAGAAAGCAGCGGCAGAAAGAAAAAGACAAGCAGCAAATAAGAAAGCAGCAAAACAAAGACAAGCTGATATAGATGCTAAAGCTAAAGCTAATGCAGATGCTAGAAGAAAAGCAGATACAGATGAGTTTAATCAAAGACAAAACCCAGTAGGGCCTCCTAAACCAAATGATGCACCTAAAATCAGTGCAGGCAATAATTCTAAAATACCTGAAGGAGAGGTGCCTGACCTTACGCTTGGTCAAAAAACTTTTAATGCTTTAAATCCAAACGTATTTAATCCTAATACAACATACAAACCAGCTAAAGTTATTGGTGCTTTGGTTGCTGGTGCTACTTTAATACCTGGTATGTTTGAAGGCGATGGCTCTGAAGAAGATAGATTTAAAAAAGATGTAACCATTACAGATGATGACATCTTTAACCAAGACACATATGCAGTTATTCCTGACAGAGATCCTAGTGCATGGGCAGAGATCATGAAGGCAAGAATAGTTAATGACAGAGGCATTCCGTTAGATGATAAAGGTAACTTTACTACTAAGCCTAAGTTTATGGACTACTTAAAGTCATTACCTGGTGCATACGCTGACAAAGTACAAAGAGATCCTGACTTTGCTAAGAAGATGATGGCAGGTTTCTTAAACATGATGAAGCCAGTAGAAGGATATGTACCTATTAACTCAGCCGTTGCATTCGGTGAGGGATACCTAGGAGAAGAGACAAGACAAGCTGATATGCTACCTGCTGACGCTAAAATGCTTAAGTTTTTACAAGAAAATCCAGAATATAAAGATTTTTATTTAGAATCTGAAGCAACTAAAGCTGGGGTGTTGTTGTCAGATGCTAAACAAGATGAAGCTGATAAAGTATTTTATGGTTTATTAAATAGTCTAAGTGCTAAATATGGAGTGCCACTTGATAATATTGGAGATTACAAAGTTATCTATACAGATCCAGGAAGTGGAAAAACAATGGAGATAGACTCAACTGTTTTACTATCTATGGGAGATCAATCTGTTAAAATTGTAGGAAGCCCTAATTTAGAATTGGTTTTAAGATAATGCCTACCATTACCTTTGCTGATGGTTCTTCTTCTTACATACCTGATAAAAAACCAGAAACTATAGCTGAAGCTAAAAGACGTTACGAACTAAGCAGAAAAGGTGAAGCTAGTGTCTTGGGTGATGTTGGTCGTCAAACTGTTAGAGGTTTACAAAAGATTGGAGAAGGTTTAGCTACTACAGTAACTTCAGGTGTTGATCTTTTTGCTGACACTGACTTAACTAAAGACGTTACAGAATATTATCAAAGCATTGATCCAGGTGAAGCTGAAACTACAGCAGGTGAAATAACAAGATACATGGTGCAGTTTGGATTACCTGGCTTTGGCGTAGCAGGAGTCTTATCAAGATACGGCAAGATGGGTAAGATTAAATCAGCACTAGCTGGTGGTATTGTTGATGGTGCTGTAGCCACAGACGATGTGCAAACTCTTGCTGATATGTTTATAAATAAAAGCGAATCAGATCAAGATAGATTGGCTAGACTTAGTGGTGCAGAAGCAGCCAAAGCTAGGCTAACAGATAGACTAGAGGTAGCAGGAGAGGGTGCTGCATTTATATTAGGACTACCACTAGCAGGTAAACTTGCATTAGCTGTAGGTGGTACAGCAGTAGATGCCTTAGCACCCGCAGCATCTTTTGCAGTTAAAGCTCTTAATCCAAATCGAGGCAAAGGAGAGTTGCAAAAAACAGCCTTTGATTCTAATACAGGCATGGCTAGTACACTTAAAAAATATTTTACCTTTGCATCAGAAAGACCAGATGACTATACAGCACAAACAATAGCTACTAAAACTTTTCAAATTAAAGCAGCTCAAGAAGCTGTTGATGCTACCTTTGATACTATTATTAATACAACGCAAAAAGCTATGAATCAAGGGACAATAAATCAAACTAACTCCTTAGCCTTATCAAGAAACATAGAAGACTTTATGTTTCCTGGAATTAGAATTGACTTTCAAACTCCTAATATGAAAGCAATAGATAAAAAAAAAGCAGCAAAAAAATTACAACAACAAGCTGAACAAAATATTAAAGACTTAGAAAATAGATATATTAACTACAAATCTATGGGACTTGGAGAAGGTTTAAAAATATCTAAATTGTTAAGAAACAATAGAGATGTGTTTGATACTTATTCTAATAATGTTTTAGATTACAGCAACAAAGAAAATGCAGATACTTTTATGAACTTGTTTATACCAGACCCAGTTAGAGAAGAAATGGTAGCAAACGCAGGCATGTATGGAACTAGAGCTTACAAGGCTATGGTAGATAATACTTATACTATTAATCCAGAGTTTCAAAAAAGTGCTTTAGAAGAAATACAAAAAACATTTAGTATTGATAATAATAAAGCCTTAGATATTTTTAATCAATTAAGAAACCCTGGGCCTAAAAATAAAAATGGTATTCCCTCTGAATCACCTGAAATGATATTGCAAGGATTAAATCAAGATCAAGGTATATTAAAAGGAAGAACATTAACTAACCTACCAGCTACAAGAAGAGCATTGGGTGAGTCAGCTGGTTACTTACAAGGAGATTGGAAGTCTGCTTTAAATAATACCAAGCTTACTGCTAGTGTTACATCTCAGAGACTTTCTACCTTAGTAGCTAAAACAGAAATGTTTAATAGTTTAAAACAATTAGATGATTTAGCTGGTACAACAGGCGGAGTTAAGTTTTTAAAACCAAAAGATTTTGCTGAAAAAGTTGGAAAGTCATCAAAAGAAACAGAATTTCAAACAACCAGTTCTACCAGTGGGGAGTTAGTTACATTTAAAAAATTTGATAATAATGCTGGTGCACTATCAGGATCTTATGCAAGAGCAGACGTGCACGATGCTTTAATGGATGCGGTAACAGATCAAACTGCTAACTCAAGCATAGGAAGAAAAGCTATTACAGGACTTTTATCTGTTAAGGCTGCATCTCAATATGGTAAAACAGTTCTTTCTCCTGGTGCACAGGTAAGAAACTTTACTAGTATTCCTTTCTTTTCATTACTCAATGGTAATGTTGGAAGCACAGGTAGATTTGTTGATGCAGTATCAACAAGTTTCGCTGGTTTGTTTGATCCAAAGAAAAGAATATTAAAAGCTGACAAAATTCAAGAGCTGATAGAAGAAGGCATGATGCAAAAAGGTGGTGCTCAACTTGGTGAGATAAGAGAGATAGCAAGACTAGCTAGTAATGATTTTAAATTAGCTGCACAAATAGGCAAAGCTAAAGACGCTAGTGCTATAAAAATATTTGAAAAAGCTTATGGTATGACTGATGATGCTGGTCGTGTGTTCGGATACTTAAATGAAAAAGAAAGATTTATGCAAGCATTGCTTAAAGAATCTGATTCATTAGTGCCAGTAGAAGCCTCTAAAAATATTATAAAGTTTGCTAATGATATCAAAGCAGGCACAAGTGGTGCGGTAATAAGGCCATCTGAAATTATTAGTAAGTATGGCGATGAAGGATTGGAGATGTTTGTAAGAGGTGAGATGGGAGAGGTGGCTGCTAACACCATACAGAATTATCAAAGAGTTGTTCCTGGAGTTGGTGTTGTTATAAGAAACTCTCCCTTTGGTAACTTCGTTGCTTTCCCTGCTGAGATAATGAGAAACACTACTAACGCTGTATCAAGAGGTATAAAAGAATTAGCTAGTGATAGTAAAGAACTACAAAAAATAGGAATGAGAAGATTGACTGGTGCTGTAGTAACTACTGGTTCATTACCTGCTGGATTAGTGGCTCTTGGATCAGCACTAACAGGCGTAACAAAAGAAAAAATAGAAGCATATAAAAGATCAAGTGCTGCACCTTGGGATAAAACAGCATCACTAATACCTATAGCATCTGATAAAGATGGCAACCCTACACAGTTTATAAACTTTAGTTACATGAATCCATACGACTATCTTAAAAGACCTATAACAAGAGTCATGCAAGAAGTTGCTAATGGTAATCGTGATGAAGAATCTTTACAAAAAATATTATTAGATGGCACAGTTGGAGCTGTTGGTGAATTGTTCCAACCATTTGTAGAGCCAGCCTTTTCTGCACAAGCTGTTCTTGAGGCTAGAAATGGAAAAACATCTACAGGTAGAGATATATGGAAGGGAGGAAATACTCCAGGAGATAAAATAGCTAAAAGTTTATATCACATTGCAGACACAGTTATACCAACTCTTAGTCCTTACAAAATACAACCAAACTTAGGTGCTGACAAAGGCGTGTTCGGAGTATCTCCACCAAAGTTAGTAGCAAAAAACTTTCCTCGTGCAGTATTTGGTAGCACCGACAAAAAAGGTGAGGATGCAATTAAAGATAGAATGGGTAATGTCATAGACGTAGAAGAAACATTAGTGCAGGCATTTAGTGGATTAAAAGTAGTCAAGCCACAGGTTGATAGATCTTTAAGATACAGAGGATTTGAAGCTAATGATGCTATAAAAGATGCTACTAATACTTTTAATAGTTTGCTGAGAAGCTATGATCCTCAGCAAGCAGAAGAATTACTACAAGGATATATGAATGAAAACGAAAACAGATTCAGAGCATTAAGAGATTTGTATACATCAATAGAAGACGCTAGAACTTTAGGATTATCTGAGCAACAGATTAAACAACAATTAAAAGAAGCTAAGGTTGCTAACTACGAGACAGTCATGAGAGGAATATTTAAACCTATAACAGTAGACCAAGATTTAGTAAGAGAAGCACGTATGAGAGGCACGCAAATTAATCCAGCGGTATTCCCTGTTGCTGAACAAAGACTAAGACAAGACCTTAAGGGTAAATTTATTAATCCATTAGATGTAGAAAGATCAAGAGCTGCTCAAGTTTTAAGAGAAGAAGAAGAAAAAAAACTACTAGGACTCTAGCGTGTATAACAAATACGGAGCAAAGAAAGTAAGACTCGATGGCTATACTTTTGATAGCAAACTTGAGGCAGCTCGATACAATCATCTTAAAGAACTAGAAGATCAAGGATTAATATCTGACATAGAGATACACCCACCCTTCCCATGCTTTGTTAATGAGAAGAAGGTATGTCTTTACAAGGCTGACTTTAAATATAAGAACATCAATGGCGATGATGTCATAGAAGATACCAAGGGCATAGAGACACCCATGTTTAGATTAAAAAAGAAACTTGTTGAAGCTCTGTATCCTGGCGTAGAGATCCTAGTAATAAAGAAAGCTAAGGCCTAGAAGGGCGTACCTGTTTCAACCCAAGGTCTGATACTCTTGATCGTACCGTTCATTAACTTCTTAGCCGCAGCACATTGCTCTAGTAATTCTTTTGGAAAGCCACTGTTGATTACTTCTATCAGCTCTTGACTAGAGTAAAGGTTGTCTTCTTTTGATTGCTTCTTTTCAGCTACATTAATAAATCTAAACTCATCTCTCTCATAGATAACAAAGTTATCATCTACTTCGATAACAGTTGCTGGTATTAACTCTGGTATATAGTTATGCCTTGGGCATCCCTTAGTCTGTCTCTCCTCGTCTATCTTCTTATCATGTTGTAAACAATGCCAATGTGCGTCCCCCTTCTTTACATCAACACTAGCAAAGCGACATGATCTACAGTG